TCTTGAATTAGCTGAAGCAATTCAAGACATGGCAGTTCTTATTAAAGGTGATAAGAGATATGGAATAGAAGGTAATAAGAACTGGATGCCATTTGAGTTTGGTGTAAGACCATCTCAATTAGTGGATGTAGATCCTGATGGTGGAGTTGTAGAATTATGACTCAAAAAGATCTATTGCATAGTATATTGAAATTGCATTTGATTGATTATAATCAATTCAGATTACCTGAAGTATATCAAGTTGCTGAAGGTCCAATGTCATTTCATTATCCAGATAACTATCATATCAGAGATAAAATTAGAGAACTTTTACAACGTCTTTCTAAAGAAGATGGAGTTCTTGAATTCTATGATATGAATGGAACTTATAAGTGGAGTAGTTCCACTTGATCAAGTGTCACACAACCCCCGCAAGGGGGTTTTTTTATGCTATAATATATTCATATAAACAAAGAGCATTGATGCAACTACGTCCCCACCAACAGGAAGCATTGGAAGCAATGACAAGAACCTCTAAGGGACAGATCATTGTGCCTACTGGTGGTGGTAAGACTCTTGTGGCAATTAATGATGCTGTAAGAAGACTTGATGATGGTTGGAAGACCATTGTTGTAGTTGCTCCACGTATCCTATTAGCAGAGCAATTGAGTTCTGAGTTCTTGGAAGTCATAAGAGAGAAGTATCAATTCATCCAAGTGATGCACGTTCATAGTGGTGAGACAAAGCATTTTAGCACTACTAAGGCAGATGAGATTGAGGAATGGGATAAGACTAAAGGTAGAAAGATTATCTTCACAACATATCATTCACTTCATAGATTGGTAGAGGCAGATGTTGAGGTTGATACAATATACTTTGATGAGGCACACAATTCAGTCCAGAGGAATTTCATAGAGTTTGTTGAGTATTACTCATTAAATGCTGAGAGATCTTATTTCTTTACTGCAACACCTAAGCATAGTTTAACACCTATGAAAGTGGGTATGAATGAGGGTGATATATTTGGTCAGGTTATTTGTAGTGTTCCTGCACCTAAGTTAGTGGATCAGGGTTATATCCTACCACCTAAAGTTAAGGTGTATAAGAGTGACATACTACAGAAAGATGAACTAACATCAGATGTAGATTGTAAGCAGATTATTGATAACATTGATGATCATAAGACTAAGAAGGTTTTAGTATGTGCAAAGGCAACAAAACAGATTAGTAGACTAATAGGACAGTCTAAGTTTGTTGACGAATTAGCATGGAGAGGGTATGATTATATGTGGATTACTTCTAAGCATGGTGCATTTATCAATGATGAGAAAGTAAGTCGGGATGAGTTCTTCAATGTATTAAGTGCATGGGGTCAAGATCCTGATAAGAAGTTTGTTGTCTTACACCATAGTATATTAGCAGAAGGTATCAATGTCAAAGGACTTGAGGCAGTCTTGTTTCTAAGATCTATGGATTATATTGGAATCTCTCAAACAATAGGTAGAGTGATCCGTAAGGGTGGCAAAGACAAAACACATGGATTAATATGTGTCCCTGTATATTCTAAGGTGGGTATATCCACAGCAAGAAGAGTACAGGCAGTTGTTGATCTTGTATTTGAAAAGGGTGAACCAGCAATTAGTGTGGTGAAACGATGATGAATTATGAAAGTCCTAAACAAAAGGAATACAACCGTATGTTTAATAAACTTATGGAAGAAATGGGTTTTAAACCTAGAAGGAGGAAGAAATCTCATCAATGGTGGGAGTCTCCTTGGATAGATTATGATGATCCACGAAACCGTTATTATGAGAAAAAATGAGAGATTTAATTCTATTTGGTGATTGTCGAGAGACACTTAAAGAGTTCGATGAGAAGGCAAGGGTATGTGTTACATCTCCACCTTACTACGGACTCAGGAACTATGGTGATGAGGAGAATCAGATAGGACAAGAGAATACACCTGAAGAGTATATACAAGGCATGGTAGAGGTGTTTAGAGAGGTTAGAGAGTGTCTCACAGATGATGGTACATTGTGGTTGAATATGGGTGATAGTTATTATAACTATAGACCTGGTAAAGGTCAGGCATTAGTTAAACAAACTGTTGCTAACACTAAACAAGACTTACCAGATAAATGTGCAAGGAGAGGTAACAAATTAGATGGTCTTAAAGAGAAAGATTTAATAGGTATTCCCTGGATGTTAGCATTTGCATTAAGAGCAGATGGATGGTATCTTAGGCAGGATATTATATGGCATAAACCTAATCCAATGCCTGAGAGTGTGAGGGATAGGTGTACTAAATCACATGAATACATTTTTCTATTGAGTAAGAACAAGAGGTATTATTATGATAATGAAGCTATTAAGGAACCTGCTAAGGATTGGGGTACAAGAGATAGGACAAAAGGTAAGTATCACAATAAAGGTACAGGGTTACAGCCACACTCTGGTCTATCGAAATCTTATCCTACAAAGAATAAACGTAGTGTATGGAGTGTAACTAACAAACCATATAGAGGATCACACTTTGCAACTTTTCCACCTGATCTTATTGAACCATGTATTAAAGCAGGATCAGAAGAGGGTGATATAGTATTAGATCCATTTATGGGTAGTGGCACAACTGCTATGGTAGCAAAGGATCTAGGTAGAGATTACATAGGATGTGAACTACATGAAGAATACGGCAATTTAATACAGGATCGTCTTCCATCTGTGCCAGATGAAGAACTATCACAAGAGACTCCCATCAGTATCTTAGATCTGATATAATACATTCATTAAGGAAATTATCATGCTTTGTGAAGTAAAACTCTATGTTGCTGGATCAGTCTTTACTGAGACTGTTCATGCAAAGAACTATGATGAGGCACGTAAGGTAGCACTTGCACGTAATCCTAATGCTAGAGTGGTGAGTGTCAATGCCAAGTTCTGATTATAGAAAGTTCTATGATTGTCCTAATAGAGGCATCCTAAACCCTAAGAAGGGACAACCCGAAGGGTATATAACTAAGGATGGATCATGGGCAGCAGTTCCTATACTGGGCAGCACTACGAAACTACAGATCATTCACAATGGTACGTTTCCTCATGTTGCTAGGAACTATGAATCAGCAGTATCCTACATAAAAAAACAAATTGCCACAGAACGCAAGTATGAAAGATCAAAACGCAATTCAAGAGAAGGAAACTAAAGAGGACAAGTGGACTAGAGCCCATTCACTCTTTCTTGAATCATTGTATAAAGCAGACCATGAATTGCGTGGTTGTTCACATAATCAGAAATGCTATCATGAGTTAATAGAAATAAGAGATAGTATTATAGAATATGTTAGGCAAATACCTAATCCATATAAACCAGCAGGTAATTATCGTGGTGGTGAACCAGTGAAAGCAATCAATGGTATTAGTGTCACTTTATTAAGTGGAGCATTAGGTCCACATTATATGCAGGATTGGTCAGAAGAACATATAAAAGAGTGGGAAGAGTATGCTATTAAGGAGGAACTCAAATGAGTATTTCAAATGACAACATAATTACAATCAATCTTAATGAACTTGCTGATGTAAGAGCAAACTTCTTAGGACTCAAATTGACTGATGATCAAATTGATGAGGTTGCAAGTGAATTGCGTATTAGAATGACATTTGATTCACTCTTTCAACAGACTGATCATATGGTTTATGAGGTGGTTGATGAGTATGACCCAAATTTACCTCATTATGGTGAGATAGCACCTGAACCTAGACGTGAGGCATGGTTGAATGAGATTGAAAAGAACAAGAAACAGTTTGAAATGGTAGACTTAGTATCACCATCATGGACAATTCAAGTACCAAGGAGAAAAAATGTTAAGCACTAAGTATAGACTGGAATTAACAGACATTTGTTGTAGAATGGTTACAACTGATGGTGAGGTTAGTTTAAGTGAAAGAGTATGGATGAACAAGTTATGTGAGAAGAATTTACAGGCAAGAGAACTTCGTAATGCTTTAATGTGTCCATATAAGTTAGACTAATAGGCATAAATTTTTGTAAATCGTATCAGCAAATACAAACATAATTTGCATAAATAATGGTAGTATTAGGAGAACAAGATGCACTAAAGGTTTTTGTTATTGTAGTTTAAATTTGGAGGCAATTATGCACAACTTAATTTCATTTAATCAACTTGCTGGAACAAAACATATGGATGATCCACATGAGGATAAAATCGACGAATACTACGAGTGTCTAATTGACTGTGATGACGACCAACATGTTTGTAAACGTATATGTAAGGAGGTTTTAATTTAAAACGAGTAAACGTTTAATTTTAACAAACAAATGATTAAATATCAGCATCCACCTTAAAGTAAATCAAATAGTAAACCTTAACCCTTGACATTTTTTGTTGGGGGTTTTATAATGTCAAGGAATTCATTAAATACATGACTAAAAGAAACGAACAGGAAGTATTGGCAGCATTTAATCACATGACTATTAATGAATTGGATGGAAATATACAAATACTTTCGACATATGATCATAATGGAAGAACAAGTAAGAAGATTGTTATTGAGTATGATGTAAAATACCCAGAGAAATAAATACCTATTCATACTGAACAAAGGACAAAGTTGAAGGACAAGAAAGCAGCAAAGTTGATTATCAAGAGAGCAAAGGAACATCCAGAATTATATACTAAGGAAGATGTAAGGTTTGCAAAGATGCTCAAGAAAAAACTAAAACAAAAGAAAAAAGATGCCAAACGACTCATTGAAGATCAATCAAAATAAAGATGGTTCTTATACTATGGATTGGGATAAGAAAGATCCTAATTGGAAGTTTCTAAATAATCTAACTACTAAGGAGATTCAATCCTTTATTGAACAAGCAGTTAGGAGCGATCAAAATGGAAGATCAAAAGTACACTGAAACACAGTATTGGAATGGTGAGGTTCCAGATGAGTTATTTGGTGACTATTTGAAAGAATATGGTTATGAATACACTCCAGCAGGTATAGTTGATGATATCACATTAAATAGCTACGAAGCATTGAGCAAAGAAAAAGAGAATATTAAGAACTCTTAATTTCTTTATAGATAATGTTATAATATCAACACATTCTACAGAACAATGCTTAATCTAGACGAACGATACCATTCTTACTTAAGTGGGTCAAAGAGACTGCGGATTGATGGTGTGGAAGAAAAAGTTAAGGCATATGGATATACTGATGATGGAAGTGATATTGTTGGATATTATTTACAAACAGAGAATTATCGATTAGAATATAGTTTGGAAGGGATATTTCTGCGAATGAACGCATTACTGGAGACTCTAGGTGTTGATTAAATAAATATTCATTGAGATATTGCTCAACCATTATGACTACTAAAGTTCCAGAACATGATCTAAACCATGAAGTGTATATTGATCCAAAAGATCATAAAGAACATGTTAATCATGGTATGCTAGAATACAGTGAAGCAGATTTAGAAATGCATAATGATGCTTTCCATGACCATACAGAAGAGGAAGTAAGAAGGGACGATGGTACAATTAATGACTGGCACGAAAGACATAATGACAAGAAACTAGAAATTTATTGTGATAACCATCCTGACGCATTAGAGTGTAGAGTGTACGACGATTAGGACAGTTTAACAACTAGCACATACCCTCTTGCATTTCATGTAGGAGGGTATTATAATGTGTATATTAAATGAATTGCTTATGGAAGTTCAATCTCATGGTAATGATTACGAGGATCTTGTCATCAAGAGACTTACAGGTAAGAGTAAGAAAGAATATGATGCATTAAAAGGTAAAGGTGGATATACATCAGCAATGGATTTAGTTGAAGGATTATATGTTGATAGAAATTATAGTATTAAGGTTACTAATGGTAATAAGGTAGATTGTGGTGATATATTGAGAAGAATGATCGAACATAATTATACAATTGTTGTTGGTCAATGGAGACAAGATGGTGATACTAAAGTAATGCATACAGAATATACTTTTAATATTAAACCAGAAGATTATACTAAATTATGGGGCAGTATGACATATGAACAGGTCAAAGAGTTTGATCAATATGTTAAATCAATCCCTAAAACTAAGGAAGGACAACAATCAACTAAGGAAGAAAGAACAAGACGTAAGAATAACATAGCATGTAAAGATGCATTGATGGTTATACACCCTAAAGTAGATAGTAAGAGTCAAAGAAGAGTTCAATGCTCATTTAAGATTGACCAAATGATAGCATCTGGTGTAGAATATACTAAGATGCCTATTAATTACACCATCAAATCTAGCAAGAGGACATTCAACAAATGAGAGCATTTTGCCCACCAAAGAATACTCCTGAGAAGGATATTGTAATGACTCCTGATTGGTTAGCAGTAGATATTATTGAGCGTTTTAGTCCTACTGGGTTAGTATTAGATCCATCAAGGGGAACTGGTGCATTTTATAATAACTTTCCTACTGATAATAAGGATTGGTGTGAGTTAGGTGAAGGCAAAGACTTTCTATCATATAATAAGAAAGTTGATTGGATCATTACTAATCCACCGTGGTCAAAGATGCAAAAGTTCTTAGAACATGGTATGGAAATTGCTGATAATATAGTATATCTAACAACTATCAATCATTATACTACAAAAAGAAGAATAAGAGAGATGAGACAGCATAATTTTGCTATTAAAGAGATATATTGTGTAGATACTCCTAAGAAACCATGGCCCCAGTTGGGATTTCAGTTAGCAGCAGTCCATACACAACGTAATTATACAGGTGGAATTGATATGACATACTCTGACCCCATGACAGTTTATAAAGTGGCACAACCAACGTTGAATCCTCTGCTTAATGCCTTATAATACAGTCATGGGAAACAAAATCGGTTTCTTTCTAGTCTGACAACCTTGAGAGGTAGTGCTGAAATAGAGCATGGTAATTCCTCTCATAACTGAAGCAGACACATGACCGAAAGAGTAATGCACTGACCCCGTTTTTTGTTTCTCTCACCTATTTTCATTTTATCTTTCTTTTAAACATGGCAACCAGAGGCAGAATCGGACTCCAACTTGCGGATGATGCCATTCTTTCAGTGTATCATCATTGGGACTCCTATCCACAGTGGTTAGGTGTTACACTTGAAAAGAAGTTTAACACAAGAGAGAAGGTTGCTGAATTACTTGATGGTGGAGACATTTCATGCTGTGATTCTGATACAGATTGGGATCGTAACAAGGTTGAAAACCATGTTCAATACTATAGTTTAAGGGGTGAGGATTGCCCACCAAAACTATCAGAGTCACTTACAGAGTATCTTGACCTAGCAGAGAATACAGATGGTGAGTATGCTTATGTATTTGATGGTGTATGGACTTGCTATGAAATTAGAGGTGAAAAAGGTAGAATACTTGATATTCCAACAGAAAAAGAGGCAGAAGACAAGATGGCTGCTGCCACTTACTAAACTGTCACACTATTGTCCCTAGCATGACATAAAACTGCTATACTATAGAAGTTGAGAGACATACATCCAATTCTGGTTAGGAGTTGCTCAACTGCTGCATGTCCCTTTGGTGGTTTCAGACATGGAGGCGATAGGAAACTACCAAACTTGTAAACGACACTATTCTAATCATGTCACAAACTTTCGCTGAATTCCTTCTTGATACTGCTGAGACTGGAAATGAGATCCTAGCAGTTCTTGAAGACATCGAAACAGTAGTTGAAACAGGAGGAACCGACCTGTAAAGTGTCATAAGACCTCTTCACAGAGGTCTTTTTTTATCCTATAATAACAAAGTAATCAATCAAGGAACTTATGACTGCTACTTACAGACCAACACCACAGGTTCCAGCATTGGACGGTATGACACCTTTAGGAATTAAAGAAGTTCCAACAATCGCAGTATTTCCAGAGCAGCAATTAACTTTGGATCAAAGGGTTGAGAAGTGGGTTTGGCAATTGTGCCGTTCACTTGAAAAGAATTATGAGAATTATCATAGAAGGTCAATTGAAATGAACAGTGCATATTTTAATGGTGATGGTAGCAAAGTAGAACTATCACAGTATGCACAAGAGCAGATAGATGCTATGGATAATGGCACTGCTAATTTGATGAAGTTCAGAATGGAATCAGGTCGTAAGTATTGGAAAATTATACAACAGGACTTTGATACTTTTAGAGATAGAAATGAGTATCGTGATGGTGGAGTTCATGCTTTCATTGATAAAAAGACAGGTGAAGTATTCAAACCTGCATCATGGAAGTCTCCAGCAAAGCACGTTAGATATGATTTAAGGATCATTAAAGAGCGTGACTATGTTCTTAATCCTGCTAACTGTAGTTGGGCAGGTGGTTATCTTTACATGAGGTAATTATGATTTTTCAATTAGCTACATATGCTGTAATTGCATTAATAGTTGGCATAATCGCATTAGTGGTTATGTTCAACTATTATAATCCAAATTGAGGGTGATTATGTCAAAAGACATGACTGGTAGAGAAAAACTGTTGTTTATCATTTCTTTCTTATGGATGCTACACTGGGGAACAAGAGTCGTATCTATTTTAGTGGATATGGTTATTCTAAACAACGTTGTCAAAGTATTACCACCTGGTTTATGAATCGGTTCCTACCTAGACATAAGGTAGGAATCAATATTCACCATCGTGGTATGAAACGTGATGATTCATTTGGATTCTGTGACTATATTGATAGTGCATACAATCCAAGAGAGTTTGAGATAGAATTGCAATCCAATATGGATGCAGTTTTATATACTAAGACTCTGCTACATGAATTAGTACACTTACGTCAATGGATACAAGGCACACTCAAATTAAAGAGTGGCAGAATGTATTGGAAAGGTGAAAGTGTAGATCGGTATGATTATATGAATCAACCACATGAGGTTGAGGCATTTGAATTAGAAGAGAAATTATATACAGACTACATTTATGATATTACAGGGATGTGGATTGATGATGAATAATCAGACAGTATGGGAAGTGTCCACCATTTCCCCATTGACCGTCCAAATGGATTATAATACTAAAGTAATCAACAAAGGAACCACTTATGTTTGAAACTATGGACGACTTCACTGATTATGTTTCATCATTCTACCTACCTAGTGATCCTGATGTATTATACCCAATTCAGGGATTGACTAGGAGAATGATCGAAGAGGCATCATTTCTTTATCTTCAAATGTGTTGCTATCCAGCATTTCCTCATTATACATGGGGTGATGGAGACACTACAGATAGAGAGCACGTAAGAGATATTCTACTTGAAAAGTTCAACCTTACCTGGAGCAACTAATCATGAGTAATACTGCACAACTTGAAGGTAACATCGCATTTTGTATTGATGAACTTGATTTAGAAGATGAGCAAATCGGTGAAATGCTCAGATGCATTGAGCGTATGGGCATTGAATCGGTTGAGCATTTCTGTGAAGAATTTGTATTTACAGATGAGTATGGAGATGTATCAGAGAAATGGCATGATGATGAGCATTTAAATATAGCAGAGTTCAATGCACTTTACTGGGAGGGTAACCCATGAGAAAACTATCAGACAGGCAGAAAGCAGAAATCATTAAAAATTATGTTGAGACAGTTGTTAATAACATGGATACTGACGAGTTGGTTGATTATGCGACTGAAGATCTGACTGATTATTATGATAAGTGTAGTGAGGCAGAATTAAAAGAGTTTGTTGATAATTATGATGATGAGTTATATGACCAATTACTTAACAACACTCTGGAGGATTAAATGAAAAGCGAACAAATGGTTGAAATTGATCGTACTTCATTAGAAGCAATGATTGATTCATTAGACCATGCAATCAACATTTGTTATGGTGTTGATAGTCAGTCCGACAATTTGGATAAATCATATCCATTTGCCACTGGTTATTCAAGAGCAACCATGCAGGACATTAAGAAGTCCATTTCACAGTACTTAGTTCAGCAAACCTATTCGGCACAATTATCATGAATGATAACATCAATCAACCGCATACTGTCACTTTGACTGAGGGACAGATATCCACTATACTGTGGACAATGGAAGGATACTTATCAGGTCGTTCTGATTATGATGAAAATTCAGAGTATGGTAAGGATGTGAATGAGATCTTTAAAGTATTAGAAGATGCGGTAGATGAATTCTATGACGCACAAAATGATGAACCTACCTATGTTGTCCGATGAAACAGTTATACATCCCTAAAGTTGATCGTTACACAAGAGCAGGACGTAATGGCAAAGCAATTTGTTGTCCTAAGTGTAAAGGAATAGTAAGAGTTTATCATTTCAGTTGGAGTGCAGTCAGTTGCCTTCACTGTAAACAATCAGTTGACAAATCACAATGGAGCATAGTATAATGTTAGATAAGTTATTCGCTAATCTATTGCCAAGGATTACTAAGAAGGAAACAGTGTATAGAGGAACAGCAAATCCAAATGCGACTAATTCCGAATTAGATGCAAAGAAAGTTATTTCTTATACAGATCAGAATGGAACAATAGATGTTCATACTGATTGTTTTGTATCATTGATCCAATCAAGAGGATAT